ATGCCGGAAGTTGTCGAACAGATCCACGTTACCGGAGGCAGCCGCCTCCCGGAAGCACAGCTTTACCAGGTTTTCATACTGGACGGTTTCCTTCGGCGTATATGCAATCCCTGCCCGGGTGACCCGTGGCCGCGCCTTCCCCTTGATAGGTCCTGGAATTTCGAACGCGATCACGTTAAGCATACGGCACACCTCCCGCAGCTGCATACTCCTCCGCCTTGGACCTGATTGCCTCGATATCCTTCTGTCGGATCTCGGATGGTGTCTGATATCCAAATGCCTTATGCGCAGCCTGTATGATCTCCGGCGTATCTATATAGGGGTTTGATAATACGATCCACTGCTCCTTCGTGATGGGCTTCTCCCCAAGCAGCTGTGCCGGATCCACTCCGTCATCCAGCCAGGCCTTGAGCTGCCGTCCCAGTTCAGGAGTTATGATTTCCCCGTACTTGTCCAGGAAGGTCACATCCTTGCTGGCCGTGGCGATGTGGCTCCTGGCGATATCCAGTACAATGTCAAATTCATACTCTGTGTCATCCCTCTGTACAGGAGCCAGGCCCACCTTCACCGGCTGCGTCTTTCCACGTTCGTTCTCCTGCATTACATAATCCATCTTGGAGCGCATAGTCACGATGGTGTGGCACCCCACGGCAAGGATGGTGTTGACCAGGCTGTTCTGAACCTTCCCGGCTTCATTCCATGCCGTATAGCTGTTCTTACCTGCCTGGGCGGCAATCCGGTCCTTTACATCCAGGACGCCTCCCTCGTTGTTCCAGGCATGCGAGAAGCTGTCCACTATCACGACTCCATCGGGCCCGACGACAGATGCGGCCTCCTTCACCAGAGACGTATACCGCTCTGCCGTATAGGGAGGGTAAAGGGGGCAGTACAGGAACTTTCCCGTCCCCAGGTCCGTCCTGTTCGCATACATCCGCGCCCTTTCATGCTCCGTATCAATGACGGCAATTTTGCTCCAATCACCGGTAAGCCCATATGCTATATACAGGGCGCCCAGGGTCTTCCCTACACCGGATACGCCAGTGAGCGCCATCCTAAGCTTGCTTTTCGCCCGTACAACTTCCTGAAAGTTTCCCATAAGCTACACCTCCACCTTGAATTCCGCCGGCGTCTCCTCAACCCGGATACACTCCACCAGCTCTCCAGTATCCTTGATAACCGGATGTTTTCCCTGGGACAGGTCCAGGAGCTTTTTTAACTCTCCCCACCTTGCCTTCTCCTCCGTCTTGATGTAATCCGGCATCCCGCTTTCCTTTAAGTATTTCACAAGTTCATCCTCTTCATAGACTGGCTTTTTCCTCCGCACGTTTCAGAACCAGCGACCCGGACAGCAGGCGGTAGCTTTCCTGGGTTTTGGTCTTACGGTGAGGGACCTGCATGAAATAGCTGCCAAGGAGCGAACGCAGATAGGAGGTCCTCTGGTTGAAACGCCGCTCTGCTGCTTCAACCTTCTGTTCAATCCTGGCTGTCTGTTCTTCGGCCAGCTCCCTGATACGGTTAAACTCCTGCTTTTCTTCATCTATTTTCCGGATAGCCCAGTCTGCCTTATTGTCATCATCAATCACAAAGGCTTTCTTCTCTTGTGCTGCTTCCTGGCCGTCGTCCGCTGCGGCAATTTTCTCCATCCCCTCTGATACAACCATATCCCGCTCCTGTTCCTGCAGTGCCAGGGCCTCCTCTTCCATCATGGTCTTATCTATCTTCATCTTCGTCCTCCTCATTTTCTAAAAATCCGTTCAGATACGGGTCAAATATGACCTGCTTAAGCGCATTCGCCACCCTGTCATCCTGGCAGCTTGGCAACAGAAGCAGGGTAGTTGTTTCATTGTGCCAGATAAGACCTCCGGACATGTCCTCCCTATAACATGGGTTCCCGGGCAGCTCCTCCTGATTAAAGTCGATGGCTTCCAGATCAATCAGATCCAGAAGCTCCTTCCTGACATGGCAGAGTTCCCCGTTAAGGTTTGACTGTATCAGGCCATACATCTCCTCATTACGTTCCTCATAGACATTGGTCCAGAAGGCAGGCAGGCCGGATATCCGGTATCGCTGGACCACATGGATGCTGCGGCCTTCCCCGGTATCTATCTCATACTGAGGCATGGGATTTTCTTTCGATATCGTGAAGATTTCTCCTTCTGCTGGAAGAATGCCGGCCAGCTCAATAATCAGGGACTTCACAATGTTGGGCATCCCGTCATGCATGATATGTACCGCCCAGGCGCTTCCCATAATTGAGTATCCACTGTCAATGTTGCCAATGGTCAGTTTCACATCCTTGTAATCCCGCTTCATCAGTTTTTTAAGCTGCGAACTGTTGATAAACATTATTTTTCCCTCCTCTATGGTTTTACCTTTTTTTAAGTTCATCCAGCGTGGTATGGTATAACGCCCGCAGGGTCGAAACCTGGTCACCTATATCATCACCGGCTAACGCTTTTGAAACGCCTGAAAGAAGAGCAACTGTAAGAGCAACGACATCTCTATATTTACCCCGTATCGTTGTCTCAACTTTCTCCCCGTGTGCTTCAATCCCTACGATGGGTACATTCTTTTCAGTTTTTATCATTGATTTTTCCTCCTGAATCCCTTATACTAAGGGTGATTAGATTATTTTAGTTATCGGACCTTCGGACGGCTCCACCCGTCGGGGGTCCATTTTTTGTATGACCGGCACGGCATCATTCGGCTCCGCTCCGGGCATCTATTCCTGTACCGACATGTCCGGCACACATCCTCTATCATCGTCTGCCACCTCCTTACTCTTTGACATAGACAGACTTGGTATCGTTGTCATATATCAGCCACAGCGTGTCGCCGGCACTATCCACAATCATGGCCTCGTTGTCATGTACGGTCAATTTAAAATAGCGCATCTCAAAACCCTCTGACTGCAGCCACTTGCGGATTGCGTACTCCGCGATGCTCTTTGCACCTTTAATCATCTTCCTCACCTCCCTTCAAATTGCGCCCATCACCAGCGCCATAATCCACCCAGTTGCCACCACCATCCCGCCCATCAGGATGACCGCCGGCACAATCCATTTAGCCGCCCTCATGATTGGGCCGTCCCGGCGTCTCCTGCGCTGTCTGAAGGTCACCATACGCCTGTGCCCCATGATGTTAGTCATCACCGCGGTGGCCGGCCCTACAAAATCCACACGCCAGCCGGGATACTGTGCCGCTGCTCTGGCGCGGATGGCTAACTCAGTTACTTTTGTCATTGTGCTTGTCCTCCTTCTATTTCTATAACAGCAGCGTCAATCTCCTCCATAGTTCTGCCCAAATACTGAGCTACTAAGTTTGTCTGTATTACTACGTGCGCCCGCTTCCCGTGCTTCTCATAAATACCGATGGGATACTTTCCAACTCTTACCTCTTCAATAAGATAAGGCACGTCCACCCCAAAAATTTTCGCTGCTGTTTTGGTTCTAATTCGATTTGGACGCATTCTCTCACACTCCTTTCTTGCATATTGTCTCCCCCTGCCATATACTGTAGTTACCGAATGCCATCGGAATACATATGGAAGGAGACAAAAACTATGTTTATTCAATCTACAATTGCATGCGAGTGTGGCTGCCTTTTTGAATCAGAATTTCAATCTACTTCCCATGAAAAAGCTCCAAAGTGTCCTCAATGCGGAAAAATAATGAATTCTGAATCTTGGAAACGCTTGCGCACCATCATGTCAGAGCTGAACGATTTTAACACTGATATTGTGCGCTGGCACTCCGATAGGAATGAGCCACTTATGCAAGTGCCTGCTATTACGGTACGAACCTTGAAGGCAGATTAAGCTTTTCAAGATGTAATTCTTCGATAACGTAAACACAAGTGTCAATGGCTAAACCAGGCGATAAATCAATATTATTCTTTCTGAGGACATTCTTTATGTCCTCAGTTATTTTGTCGAGATTACCGTTCAATGCCTGATTTAGCCGTTCTTTTTCTCTGACATGCTTTTCTGCATCCATTTTATTTACTCCTTTCTTACTTTGTTGATTTTAATTCACATTCATTTGCAAAAAAAATGTTGTCTCTTTCATCTCTTGAGAGATTTAATACTTTTGATAGTGCGCAAATCTCAGACAGCTTAAAATCCCCTGTTTTCATACGATTATACAGGGTTTCGCGCAGGATTCCAGACTTTTCAGCCACATATGTCATAGACATACCAGAATCCTCAATGCGTCTTTTTAAAGCAATAACATTTGTCATTTTATACCTCCTTTGCTGATTTAAATTCACTATAGCACTGTCGTGAATTTCTGTCAACACTTTTTAACAATTTTGTTGATTTTTCTTCACAGTTATGGTATTATTTAAGCATCGAAAGGTGGTGCCAAAATGCTAGAATTATATAAAAATATTAAGCGTTTGCGGGAAGAAAAAGGAATGTCGCAAGATACCCTTGCTAAATTAACGGGATATACAGACCGTTCTTCTATTACCAAAATTGAAAAGGGGCAAGTGGACTTACAGCAGTCTAAAATTGAACTCTTTGCTAAAGCCCTTGGTACTACCGCAAGAGAATTAGTTGGATGGGAAAATAAACCACTGACTGAAAAAAATAAATCAGGTGTCATTATCAATGTCCTCGGCTCTGTAGC